GTCAGCTTCCTCTTCACGTCCAGCGGTCTTCTCTCCGGGAGTAACAGTGATTCCTTGCTGGGCGAACCAGCTGATGAGAGCCTCTGTTGAAAGCCCTCCAGGGTCACAGCCGATCACGGAGTCATCTCCGTACACAGCGAACGTAGCAGATTCATCCCCGAGGTGTCTTGTAGCAGACCTCAGGTAGAACATGTTCGCTAGCGTGTTGATGATAGTCGTCAGTGCATTGCCACTCGGGTTTCCCCAAGAGAGCTGATACACGTACGGACCACAGACATGGAGAGCTTGACAGACGTTTCTGCGCAAAGCTCGCCTCATGATCGCATCCTCTCCTCCATCAACGTAGAAAGAATCCATCAGGTCAAAGACGGCATTCAGCACATTCTCAGGGATCAGCTTGTCGAAGCGAGAGACATCCAAGGTAATGATCTTGGTAGTCTTTCGTCCAGCGGACAGCCTGGTCCAGAGATGCTGAACAACGTCCTTATCCAGAATGTTGGCTCCATACATGGAATCACATCCCAGCTCGTGCAGTTGACCAAAGAAGAGTCGAAACTCTCCATAGTACTGCATAAGCAGGATGTTCAGGAACATGTTTCCAGCAGCGAACACTCTCGGCTCATGCACCTTCTCAGGCACTCTGAGCTCATCCTTCAACGTGTCAACGAAGGCAACCTGTCCTCCAGCCAGCAGAAGCTGGCGGGTGTACAGGAACTCCTCCATTCCAGTAGGGGAAAGTGAGATGGGGTGGTGCTCAACAGGGAGCCTCTGAAGGAAAACTTCTTTTCCTCGAGCGGCTGTAGAAGAGTAGAAAGTCTTGTGTCCAGAATAGGAAACGTACGGATATCCAGGAGAGGTTTTCGTCACGATTCCATCAAACTGGAGACCACAGATCTCTCCACCATTCAGCACGTCTCCGAGCGAAATGACTTTTCCGTGGGATCTCATCTGCCGCATGGGCGACAAGACCTGCTTGTAGATGTCATCGACCACGCTTGTCGGAAGAGGGAATGCTGCAATCGGCTTGAAGCCTTTTGCCGCAGCCCTCATCAGATTCGCAGGATCGTCCATGGTAGGGTAGAGAATGGCAGGGTGCCTGTCAACCACACTGAAGCAGTCGTATAGGGCAGTTTTCCTCAAGGCAGTCTTTGTGTTGGGACGCACTTGGG